ATGTCATGCTTATTGCGTCAAAGTCTTCCTCGGGGGATTGTTGTAAATTCGTTATTCTGTAACCAGACATATTAACATCATCAGTCACCGGTAAATCATTTAGTGCAATCGCAAGCAACTGATCTAAAGAATCTTGGGCGTCCTCTGCGGAATCCTGGGCCTCGTTGGCAGAGTTCTCGGCACTAATCTCTGCCCCTTGTGCTATTGCTGCTGCCGCAGTTGCTTCAGTAGCAGCGGTTACCGCTATCCCCGCAGCTATTCCCGCATTGAGCGCGGCCTCTTCTGCCTGCGCTGCTGACGTCAAAGCCGACGCCGCCGAGGCCGACGCTGCTGAAGCAGACAAGGCCGCCGATGCTGCTGCTTGTGCTGCTGCCTGTGCTGCTAATGTTGCTGCCACCACTGCTGCATTCGCTTCGTCAATATACTCATTTAACTTCGCTATCGTCACATAATCTATATTGGCAATAGCTATAGCCACAACTCCATTGGTTACTAGTTTAGTTAAGCCAGTGCCTAGAGCGTCTAAAGCCTGAGCATTGCTTAGCTCTGGATTAGCAACTTGAATAATATAAGTTGCGTCATTTGGAGCAAATCCTAAATCGATTGGCGCAGTCGTGCTAACGATACCGCCAGTATTAATCATTACCCCATCTATTAGGGAACTTAATACTTGCGCATTCGGTAACTGCAAATTCGAAAAACCAATTACAAAAGACGCCGTTGTTGCTACATTGTAATCACGTCTAAGGTTAATTAAATCTAGTCTTAAATCTATTAACGCAGGAGACGGAGTGGCGATTCCTACCGAGTTCCCAACTAGAACATAATTAGGATCGGCTAGTATCCTTCCAGTAACGGGCGATATAAAATTATGTAGTACGTCAAATTTCATGCTATTAAATGCCCTAAAAACGTGGATATATCATCAATATCATTATTAAATGTAGTCTCTGCAACTGTATCATAATACGCTAGAATAGCAGGGTCGGTATTATCTAATTCAGTATCTAATTCAGGGTCTAATATCGGTTGAAATCTATAATAATATAATTGCGTCATAGCATACGTCGATTCAAGATACAAGATTTCATCTATCGCTTCTTGACACCCGGTCGAAGCTATACTGAACAAGTCAAATATGATTTCAATAGAAGTGGGATTAGAAACACGAACTGCCCCAGGATCAAAGCCTCTCGTTCCCAGTCCAGTACCTAGCGACAAAACGCAACATCTATTAGCCAGCGGCTTTACCATTTGTGCTAATGTTCTTCCAGTTGAAGCTGGATTATTTTGATATACTCCGCCATCTAAATAGGTCTGGCCACCAAAGGTCCATGCCGGTAAATAAACTGGCGCGGCCGAAGTAGATAACGCAACATCAGACATTAAAGCATTTTGTCCAATAAATTCAGGGTAATTTAGGTTGGAAAATAACGTATATGTACTTGTATCATATTGATATGCGGGGATAATCACGTTAGTCTGAGCGTTTTGAAGAGTGTTAGCCCCAAACTCCGCTTGCGCAGTCGCTGCTAATAATCCAGAGCCATAATCAGAAGCAGTTGGACCAGATGATTGATAAAACGGAGTATTAGCCGCTATTAAAGCCAACTTTGCAGCTAGATTAGGCCTAACAGAAGGAGTAAGAGAAGTTAAGCTAAAAATATATGGTCCTTGTACGGTAAAAAATGGCTCAACTTCATCAGGGGTCTTTCCCAGCGAGAAATATAAGGCCATAAGTCCACCAATTGAAGTGCCGCAAATCACATCGAATTGCTGGGCTAATGTTGCTGGATCGATGCCCCATAATTGAATAAACCTCTTTAAGAACTGAAGAGACAAATATCCCCTCTCTCCCCCTCCGTCTAGTGATAATATTCTAATAGTATTAACATCACTCATTAATCTACCATCCCCAATTCGTATTATTTAATTTTGTCAAAAGTTGCGTATACGGTAATACTACCGGCGTTTCCGGATCGCTATAAGGAGTAGGTAACCTTGGATTCTTTACCGTGTATGGATCAGCTTTCACTAGTGGAGGCCTGTTTTGTTCCGAAGGCACATCTAAATAAGGCTTTCCAACCAAAAAACCAGTCCATACCAGATTATCACCTCTCCATTCCATTTGTTTTACTAAATCCTTATGATTAAAGGCTAAACCACTTTCATCACAAATACCCAAAGCAGAAGGGTTATTTGTATCTATAGTTACGTATTTACCTTTCCATCTATTAACCCAGCTCATATTTCCCCTTATTCAGCATAATAATTTCCATCGCCGGTAATGCGCATCAATACACTTTCGGCATCTTCTTTTGTCGCAAGTGCAAATGACTGCTCATATTTACTTGCTAGCATTTCGGCTATATCTGGCTTGAATTTTAAAGCTAATTGCCAGCTTAACCCCCAAACTAACGAAGGATAAAATCTAGAAGGAATTTCTATTGTTTGAGTATATAAACCAACATCTTGCATCATTTGTTTATAAGAATAGAACAAGCAATTATATTGATTTGAAGGAGTAGGCCATATATTAAGAATAGGCGTAATTTGCCTATCAAAATAAAAAACACTAGGCCGAGCTTGTAAGTATTTATTGGGATAAGTATTATATTCATACTTGCTTACATTCGAAACCGCAAAATCTAAAACATTATTATTAAAATATATTTCTTGAATATCAAGAGTAGCCCCCGCAATTTCTCTAATTCTATAAGCCCTTGCTGCTATAGGAGTAGGCACGTCAAACCATAGATTTACTCCTTTAGTAAAATCTTGGGGCGGTATGGTAATCAAAGACTCCCAGTTAACATTATCCACAGAACTTTCCACAAGAATTGTGTATAAAGTAGTGCTATTAGATTGAATCCCTACAAAGTTAATTTGTTGAGTCACCCCCGCTCCATAATCATAGGAAATATTGCCATCCCCAGCATTTTGAGTACAGGCAGTCGAGGTGTTGCCATCGAAGGCATTCACTGCGTCCCCACCGTTGCTACTTGCAGGAGTCCCGTCTAATTGGCGTGTTGATGTTCTAAGATTAGCTTGAATAACATTGCTAACTATATTTGGCAAAATGTATTGCCGTTGTCCAGTTACAAGCGATAAATAAGCTCCTTGTAAGGTCCATAAATTAACAGTTCTATCCATCCAATCAAGAAGTAATAAATTTATACTTCTTTTTGCCGAGTCCAGTTTTACAGGCTCTACAAAATCACCTAAAATCCCTATCCTTTCAAAGGATTCTCTTATAAGAAGCTCAACTTGAATAGATTGAAAATTGTAAGTACCAGATGTAGGAAGCATATATACTCATTTAAAGTCGCAAAAATTGCATTTCCAATGTGGACGTGTTACTGACATTACTGACTTGTACTAGTACATTTCTAGCAATGTCCGAGCTTTGAATTATTTGTGTTAAATTGCTAACAGACCCTTTCTGGATCAAAGAAAAATTATCGATTAAATCTAAATAAGTCTGCCCGTTGCTCACTAGATTTGTTAGTGATTCATATATTTTATAGTTACTACCAGGCGTTAAACCATTGTTAAGACTTAAAGCATAGGAATTATTAGTAGGATATACACTGCTTAAAGCTGCTTGCGAATTGCTAACAAGATTAATTAATGTAAAAGCCCCTTCTAACCCTGTGCCGGCACTAACACCATTTACAGCTTGGTCTACACTAATACTCGATATTATATCAAAATACTCCGCTGTGTTTACAGTGCCATTATTAGGCCCGTTTATAACCACAGTAACAAGGGTTGTGTTTTGGACTCCACTGATTATAAATTCTGCCGCGCTTAAATCATTTGCGGACGTTAGACTAACTTGTCTAGCAAATCCTCTATCTAAAAAACTAATTGTTGCAGCACCTTCGAAATATGTCCCGTTTAATAATAGATTCCCAGGGGCTAGTACGTCCTGAGCTAAAGAAACAGCTTCTAAATCTTGCTCTGGCCAAAAAGATTGTTGATATGTATACATGATTGGCGTTATCCCTTATGCTTAAAATTCCTTAGCGTCTCAGCTAACACGGCCTGTTTCTTAAGGGTCGAATTTTTAGAATACTCAGCTTTTTCTAGTTTTTTCTCGGGGATATTTTTGCCTTCTGGAACGCCTAAACTTCTATGCAAAGCTCCTTTGTTTTCAGGTTTAATAGCTCCTTTAATCCATTTTTTATGAGCGTCCTTCATCACTTCTTTTTTTGCTCTACTATGTGCCATATTTTTACCTTTATGTTTGTCTGAATATTACTTGAATAGTTTGAGCTATTGTGGCGTTAGTTCCTACAATTAGCACTAATAAGGACTTATACAATTCAATAGGAACACTAGCCCCTTCGGAATTTGAGGCATTATAGGTATCAGTGCTTTCGTCGTTGATACTAAATAGGGTAAAATCACTGGATACTAAATCAGCATAAGTTCGTTTGGTAGCACTTAAATCGTTATATGTCCCAAATAAAGTAGTGTTTATAGTTGCATTTGGATTAGATACGGATAAAGCACAATTAATAACATCTTTCTCAAGATTAACATCAACAACTACGAATCCTGAATGTCCTGTACCGATACTAACTGCTGCCGCCGCTCCATCTACTAAAATAGATTGAATAACGTCATAAGATTCTACTGAATAAACAGTATTAGCGTTAGGTCCTACGATATTTTCTGTTATATGAACACCGTTTTGAGTTCCTGTAATAGTAAACTGACGAGCAGATAGATCATTAGCAGACGTAAGAGAAACGTTTCTACTATAACCTCTCTCAATAAAAGATACTTGGCTATGAATAGAGTTGGCAAGATTTCCATTTAAAGCAAGATTGCCTGCACCTGCTAAAGTTTGAGTTAAGCAAACGTCCTGAGTATTACCTGCCGGGAATACATAATTTAAATATCGAGACATCATTATCCTATTTTAAACAAAGCGTGTAAATCAGAGGTTTTAATTCTAATTTACACACTTTCTATTATTAAACTCCAGGTGATCCAAAAATTCCACGAGGATTAGACACGCCAAAAGAGTATCTTTCAGTAGCCTTAGCCATAACGTTATCTGTTGGGTAATCAACGTAAGTATCAGTCTCAACAGCTGTTCTTTGGAAATGTTTCAACCCATCTTCTGCATCAGTAATAATAAACCAGCTAGTAGCTGAAGTAAGAAACTGATTTATTTTATATCCATCAGGAATGTAGTCATTATGATATAAAGCGTTTATATCGTTGTTTGCTACGTCCACACGGAATGCAGAGTTTAGAAGTCTTGATGCCGCAAATTGTAGTTCACGAGGTAGTATTAGCTTTTTAGCCATAGTTTGAGACAAAATCCCACTTTGCATTGGGAATTTTTGTATCTGAATAATAGCTTGTTCT